CTTTTTTTTTTTTTTTTTTTTTTTTTTTTTTTTTTTTTTTTTTTTCCTTCATTCAATTTAAAATTGATTGATTTGGAAAAAAAAAAGTAGTGGGGGAATCAAAACCTACCACTATAACTAATCAAATTATTTATAAATGGCGGAGCAATCAACGCCCCCACATAGCTGTACCCTCGATCCTACTCGGCGTGGCCTCGGCTAAACAATGTGACTGTACCCTCGATCCTACTCGGCGTGGCCTCGGTCGCTAGCTTTAATGCTGCTAAGCAAAGAGTTGGTTTATATAGCGTAGCTCTCCTACGCTTTCATAATCTTAAGGATCTGCTCCTTAGAAAAGCCCAGTTTTTCAAGCTCTTTTTCCTTTTCTGGGTCAGCTATAACTTGGTATTCAGAGTCACTCTCTGAAATCTCAAGCTGGTCTGAGCAGAGAGAATCATCATCATCACTGATATCACTTTCTTCATCAGTTGACAACTCAACCCCAAGCAACCTGGCAAGTTTCTCCATTTTTGATTCAGACCTAGTGAAAGCCCTCAAGCTATGTACTGAATAACCAGCTCCCTGTCTGAGCACACTCTGCAGCAGGACACCTAAGAGTGAATTAAATTCACCCAACGGATCCATGTTAAAAGGTGTTGTGTTTGGGGAGTTTCCACTGTTGATCTCTTGCAGTGCATTTTTACCGCCAACCAGTATGGCTGAGAGGTAATATGAGCCAATCATGGTGGAGTTGGTGGCAACAACATTTCGTGTAGAAAGGTTTTGCCATCTGTATTCATCAGTTGTACCGCCAGGCCTTGTTATGATCATCGGTGTTTCATTGTCCATGGTGGCCCACGTTTCACTGGCATCATTTGCTGATTTCCATAGTATTGTGTGTAGAAACCAGCTCGTGTGATTGGCTTGTCCCACTCGGATGACACTGTTAGCAAGAACCAATACCGCCATCTGGCCGGTGGTGCCTGTGGCTTTCTTGTTTAGCCTCAACTGAAAAGGTGTTTGCATGCCTTGGACACTTGCCCAACTGGTTAGGCTTTCCCCATCCAATGTGAAAGCATCTGAATTTAATATCCTAAAATGAACTGCTGGAAAGTTTTTACCACCAATTGTTGAAAGGCCAGAACCGGGGAAAAACGCAGGAATTTCCCGGCTTATAGCAGTAGTGGCATGCATGTGCACTGGCTGTAGGTTTGTCAGCAACATAAACTCACCACTTGGTGTCCCACTTGGTCGGAGCGGGAAAATCGGTGTTTGAGGTGAGGCGCCAGTTGCAAAGACCACATTTGCACCACCCAGGTTAGGTGAGTTCATTTGGGTGATTTGCAAATTCGTGTTGACAGCAGTACCCTGCATTGATTTCTGGCTGGAAATCGCTGGTTTGTTGTTTTGGGCGTCTGCCAATGAGGCATAAACCTTAAAAACTTCAGTGGCGTTTGCACGGCCAATGGCTTTCTTGACAAACCACCAACCACCCTTAATCAGCCAATTAAACGGTGGAGGCAAGGCGCTGGAGGCTAGTCCAGCAGCTGTGTCAACTATTTGGTAAACAATCTCGCCAGTGGATTCAGCATTACCACCCCGTTTTAAAGTTGGATCATTCATAAACCGAGCAGCAGCAGAACTAGTTGGTAGTTCAAGTTGAATTTCTCCTCCAGCATCTGTGGATAGCTTTGCATTAGGGGTTTCACTTTCATGTCTCTCAAGTGAACCTAAAGCAGGGTTCATGTTATAATTTGAAAATTCCCACCTACCAGTGAGTTCCACAATAAATAGTTGCCCGCTCCAATCTGCATTTTGGTAAGTTGAGGAAGTCTTGCCCAAACAGTGGGCTTCAATCACAGGTCCTGCACTTTGTGCACCCTCAGTGTTGGTATCAGTGACCCACCAGCCGCCTGCACGAGGCCCTGCCACGTCACGCCTAGTCAAAATGAAAGCACCAGACCTTCCAGCGTGGAAATCTCGGTGTTTCCGTGCACCCAAACCACCCCAAGAGGTGGACCCTGGTGTTTGCGTCAGGTTTGCACTCAAACGCACAACAGTCCCAGAGACAGCGGAGGACCCGACCAGCGGTGTCATCCTTATGTGCACTTTTGACAGGCGCCAGAGCCCGTACTGGGCGGCGGCAGCTTGCAATGGCCCAAAAGTTCTATCTTCATCAGGCCCCTTACACAAAGAGGGGTGGAGGAATGTGGCGATCTTTAGAGTCGGGCCATGTTCCTTATTCCCATCAACATAACCAATAGTGGCCGTAACATTGACAGAAAACTTTGATTTAGGCCCTCCTTGGTCTTTTTCAACCTCTTTCTTTACCTCCTTTTTGACCTGCTTCTTAAAGTTTTTATTCTGAAATTTCTTGTTCCATTTCTTCTTATTTTTCCACTTCTTAACTTCCTCCTTTTTAACCTCCTTTTTGACTTCTTGTTTTATCTCCTGTTTAACTTGCCGGGGAGAGGCCGCCATTTTCACTTCTTTGGTCCACCCCTCCAAAGAATATCAAGGATAGCATTGGTGAAATTCACCAAAGGCTGGCCAGCTCTATCCATATGTTTACGCATGGCGAGCTCACACTCCAGTACAAACTGCTTCCCAGGATCTGTATCAGGTAGGTTATGCATTAAAACTTTCATAGACAAAATCTTACCATACAGGGAGTCTGCATCCTGCAATTTCTTTGTTGGTGTTACTATTGAGGCTACTAATTTTAGTGTGTTCGTTGGTACAGGTAAATGCATCTTACCGTCATAAACATTGGTAAACCCACAAAAGCTAGCACCTTCCAAATTAGAGAGTACTTTTATGTTCTCAGGTTTAACCCACATGCCAAAGATATCAGCATACATCTTGATAACACTTTCTTTATAATTCTCTGGCATTATTGGTGTACTTGTAAGCCTGTCATCCCCATACACAATGGTGTCATACTCCTCCCACAAATTCTTTGCATCTTCTATTGATAGGTTATTCAAGTGGGAGAATTCAAAGGCCTGAAGAAAAGTATTCACCATGTTGTTATCCATTGTAGTAGAAACTTGACCAGATGGGTTACCCCTTGTTTGTCTAGTTATCTCTCCAGAAGGCAAAATGACAATCCTGTCAATCAAATTCTCACAGTACCACTGGTATATTTTCTTGTTCTCCTGTGTCTTGTATTCCTCAGACAAAAAACTAAACCTAATTCTTTTAATGTGGAAAAACACCTCTGGTGGTATGGTACCATCATAGCGTGACCAGTCCATCTCTATGAATTTGTTGTTTCCACGACTAAGTCGTCTCAYTAATTCATCCCAGCCACCATCAAATGGGGACCAACCACACTGCCCATGTCTCAAATGTGTCCTCTCCTTCATAAGTGAATTTTGATGTTGCTCAAACATAAGACCAATGCGACAGAAACAAGGATCTGTGCAGAGTATCTGCCTTATGTCTCCACTACTAATCTTTTCTTTTTTTAAAATCTCTTTTTTTAAAAAGAGATACCAGAGAGGAGTAGGGCGGTATCCATTTTTGATGCGCTCATATTCTTCCACATATTTAGAAAAACCAAAGTCTTCAACATATTCCAATTCTGTCTTATAAAATTCGGCTTTGGGTAACGCTGGAGTGGAGTCCAAATTTTTCTCAGTAGCAACCATGGGAATTACTACAGTATCCCTCAGGAAACTGTACTCACGAATGAGCGCCCATGTTGCGAAATCCCAATCCTTCTTGAATTGAATTGATATGTTGTTACATGGATGTCTGTAGAAGAATTTCTCAAAGGACTTCAAATATGCCTTTGGTCCCCATGTAGTGGGCCCATAATCCAATTTACCAGCATATTTGGGCAATAAGCCAGTAAAAGGATCCACTGGGATGTCAGTATCTGAGACTGGTCT